TGGGAGCCAGGCCCGGCCGGCGGCCCTTGTAGTGGGCCGGCTTATCAAAGACCAGCTCGTGGGCGTTGCTTGCCTTCCGCATGGGTTTCATCGGCTCCGGCAGATTCTCGTAGTAACGCAGGGACATTCGGAACAGGTTGGCGGTGGCCTCGTCTTTGTGTGCGACGATCATGCAGTCGGTATAGAACCGGGTGGCCGTAATAGCGAAAATGATGGCCTCCGTCAGGGTGGAAAACCCCATCTGCCGGGCTTTGAGGACGATGATCCGCACCGGCTTTCCGGCGTCCCACTGGGATTTGACCGCCTGGTACATCCGATCCTGCGGCTGATTGAGCCGCAGCGGCATCAGGGTTCCGTCCTTCGTGCGGATTTTCAGGAACGTCTCGATATACTCCCGCACGTTCAGGATGTTCATAAACTGCCACCCCCGCCGGCCTCTTCCAGCTTCTGCAGGTATTCCTCGATCCCCTTGCTGGAGAAGTCCAGGTCGTGCCGCTCCCGGTATCCGTAGTTGTTTTCCAGGTTGAAGACAATTCCCTTGATGTCTTTGCCGGGCCGCGTCAGCAGCTCCCGCTCGTTCCACGCCTTCATCCGCTCGTAGACCTGCTGGGTGATCTCCACGAACTCCGGGTTTTTGTCCGGGTCCCGGTAGTTGGCCCAGGTGCTCCGGTCGATCTCCAGGAACTCGCACAGCGCCGCGATCTCCGGCGGCACGATGTACTCTGTGACCCAGACTTCCTCTTCCAGGGAGTTCTTCACCGGCACCTGTTCAAAAATCATGTGCCCTTTGTCGTCGTACCGGCCGGTGGGCACTGGCTCTGTGATGCGCACCTTCCGGGTGATGGAAGCAAAATACCGCTCTACATCCCTTTTAAGCGTCCGCGGCGTGTACTTTCTGGGCCTTCCCACGTCCTCGTCACCTCCGCATCTCCCGCCCCGGTCTCTAATACCAGTATAACAGGGTGACCATGCGTCGAACCGTCAACTTTTTGAGCGCAAAAAAACGCCTGTATCCCTTGTCCTGCAAAGGATACAGGCGCATTGTCCCCTCGCGCGCGCAGGTGCGCGCGTGTACGCGCGTGCGAGAGCATACCCGCCCCCGTGCGCGCGTCGTCGTGTCGAAAAATTCCACGGCTTTCAGGCCCGAGGAAAATTCCCGGGCCTCCACCGCCTATTCCGTTTTTCCCGTCCTTCCAGGCGGCCGCTTCCGCCGGTTCTCCGGCAGGATGTACCGGATGTACTGGGACAGGCCGGGGTGGTACGCCTCCCGAAACAGTAGCACGCCGCCCTTCGGCACGCGCACCTCCGCCTCGCTCATGGCGATCCGGTCCTTCGGCTCCACCCGGAGCAGATTCCTGCTGGAGATGTACTTCTTGTGATCCGGCACCCGCCGCACCTGCCGGATCAGGTAGGAGGCCAGGGGCGTGTAGTCCATCTGCGGGGAGAGCGGCTTCCAGTCCACGCCGCCCAGGCCCGCCCACTTTTCCACGAACACGTCCCGCACCGCCTGGTCTACCACCAAGTGATGATGCACCCGTACCGTCTCCCCGGTGTCTCCGTCCATGTCGGAGGTGACGGCCACGTACCGCAGCGGGAGCCCCAGCTTGTCCAGCTCCCGCTTCACCCGCCGGATCATCAGCTGCAGCTCGTGCTCTGCCGCCGCCCGCATAGTGTCCAGCCGCTCTTCCTCGGTCTCCATGGGCAGGCCCTGCCGGAGAGCCCAGGCCTCCAGCCGCGCCAGTCCCTCGTCCGAATAGTCCAGGCCCACCAGCAGGTCGCCCTCTGTGAAGTTCGCGTTGAGCAGGCGGGCCAGCGCCTTCTCCGCGCTGTACTCGTTCTGTGCCTGTTTCCGGGCGGCGTCCCGCAGGCGGCGCTGTGATCTCGTGGGGCGGGCACCGGGGACGAAAAATTTTGTTTTTTCTCCCACGTTGCCTGCCTCATACGTCCGGACGATCCAGTAACCTTCCAAGGAGATGCCTCCCTCCGCTTTATTATGGTTTATTGTCGAAAACTTAGGCCCTTACCAAGCCCACATTCGCGCGTGCGCGCGAATGTTAATATGTATATGATCCGGAAAGCCTTTTCGTCTGATCGTCTACGCAGGGCCCCTCGTTGGTGCCGTCCCCAGCATTGACGGCGGCACATTTTGGCTCCCCTCCACTTCGGAGGACCTCAGTGCTCGTGTACTGGCGGCCAGGGCGTTGGTGGCTTTTTGATGTGACTTAAACCGGAATCTCGTTTTGCAGGCCCCGCCCGGCTCATGCGCCCGCAGCGCGGCATAGAATCCCCCACCGCCGCTCTCTCCACGTAGGAACGCAGCCGTCAACACGGACGGCAGGGGAGGGGCCCGGCTCACCTCGTCGCCGCAAAGTCCGCTCGGCTCCGTTTCCCTCGCCGTCACAAGCTCCGCATCCCTCGTTCCGGCCATTCTGGTCAGAACTCGCTCACTTCGCTGCTCCGGCTCTCCCCACCACGCAGGCGTGGCGGGGACCCCAATGCGAAAACAATGCCCGCTCCCTTGCGTCTCCTCTCCCCACTGCGCGGGGCGCAGCGGGGTCCCCTTGATCTTCGGAGCACCCGCTTTCGCGGGCGTGACCCTTACCGGGATGTGGTCATAGATAAGGGGAAGACGCAGGCCGCCGGGAGTGACCCGGTTGCCTGCATGTCAAATCTTCCGTGGGAACGCCTCGTAGTATCTCCGCACGGCTCGTTCCAACGTAGAGGGGGAGAGGTGGTGCCGCAGGCAGACCGCCTGTGCGCCCGCGTCCGTTGTCACAAACTCGAACAGCGCCTGGTAGTTTTCTTTCCCGGCGGCGATACACAAATTCAGGATCTTCTCCTGTGTCCGCTTCGGTAACTCCCAGTAAAGCAGGGAAGTGAAGTATATGTATCCCTGCCACTCATAGCTCACCGGAATGGACTTCTTGTACCGAAACACCCGCGGCACCTCCTTTCGTTTATGTTTTCCGCCTTTTCTGCACGATCTGGTTTCGCTCATACTCCGTTGTGCCGGCCATCAGCTGGCCGTAGGAGAGCCCGCGGCGCTTGGCCTCCGCCGCCATCGCCGCCAGCCGTTCGTATTCCCTGGATCGCCGCTTCACGTGCCCGCCTCGCTCTCTCCCTGGACCGGGCCCGCCGCGCCGCAGCCGCCTTCTCCAGGTGGGCGCCGTACCGCCGGCCCATCTCCACCAGCAGCCGCTGCTCGATCTCCAGCAGTTCTTCCTTCGTCTGCATCCGCCCACCTCTCTTTCTCGATCCGCTCCTCCAGCCTCTGTAACTTTGCCTGCATCCAGATCCCCCAACCCGGAAACAGCAGCTTCATTTGGTTCAAGACGATCTGCACATCTGCTATCTCTTCCTCCACGTTCTTTACGAGAAACAGAGGCTCCGTGATCTCGTGTTTCTTTGCTCTCCGCAGTTTCAACAGTGCTTTGGAGAGCTCCGCCATCTCTTCCAGCATCATGTCAATCTGCGCCTGCTGCCCATACATCACCAGGGCATCCTGCAGGACTGGCCGCCGGACAGCGGCCTCTTGGATCATTCCGCCGGCCTCTCCCATGGCCGGGGCTTCAACGGCAATCTGGATGCACGCTCTCAAAGTCTCCATATCTGACCGGAATGCAAGACAAGAGCCCAGGTTCCTCAGATTCCGAGCCCTCTCCGCTTGCCGCTTCACTTCCCGGTATTTCTCCAGGAGCGGCCGCGCCACGTCAACCCTCCGAATCAGCTCGTCCATATCTTTCTCCTCCTCCAAAGCTCCATAGTATCGAATCTTCTCAAATCAAAATCCATTCCAAATCTGCATTCCGCAGTATTCAAAGCACTCAGCGTCGTTGCAATCCTCGTCGGTCAGATCCATGAGCCGCTTTCGACTTCTCGATATGAACAAGTCGGAATCCATAGGCGGCTTCGGTTTTTTATCCCGCAGCAGCTCATCCACCCCGACAACCTGGGCAAACTGCTCTGGTTCATTTTCTCGGAGGTACTTAAAGAAATAGTTCTTGTGGAAGGGGCAAAAGGCGCAGGCGCTGGCCCTAGTTTCGAGTCCCCACACGTCTTTGATATAGGCGTAGTTGTCGGCCCGGGTTAAGCCCATCTCCACTAGGGGAAACTTGTTGACGAACATGGGGTTGGGGTTCTCTTTGCACCGGCGGGCCTCCTCCGCGCTAAAGCCCATGTGCATCTCGTGGGCCTTCTTGTCCTCGTCCCGGAGTCTCTGCCCCTTCTTGTAACCAAGTAGCTCCCACCGGACGTACTTGGAGATCAGCTCTACCTTGTAGTCGATGGTGCAGTTGCGAGGCATCTTGCTTTTGTGGCCGTCCTCCTTGATGGTCCACCACGGGATGCTGATCGTCCGCCTTTCCCCGAAATTCTCCATAAAGTCGGTGTAGAGCGGAGAATCCAGAATCACAAGTGGCACCCCGCAAGAATGACCGGCGTTTGCCAGGAATTCGACCTGCTTTTTCACCCAAGGCGGCTCGAATCCCAAATCGCAGAATATGGATATGTCGTAAATCGGCACCTGGGGCCATACAGGCGGTTCTCCCCGTATCTTTGCCAGGGCGTTTTCGCAGCTCATCAGATGCAGGGCCGATGACTGCATCCCGGCGCCGCATGATAAGATCTTCACACCTCAATCACTCCCGCTACCTCTTTTCCGGCCCGTCCCAAGTTTCCGGGGTCATGGAGCAGCTTCACTTCGGTCAAATAATGTAAGCTGTGCATCTGTGTCCCTGTAATTCGTCCAGATCATTTCCATCGCCTTCTCTCCGGATGTGGTCCGAACTTCTTTCGCATAACTGTTCCATCCTTGAAGGGCATCCTTGTACAGACTGGAGTCATATCCAGACAGGATGATCCGGGCGCGGCTTCCGGTAATTTCCTCCAGTAGCTCTTGATGGCCTCCTATGTCCATCTCATATCTGTATATCCGGCCGCTTTTTCGGGTGGAACGCAGATACGGCGGATCAAGGTACATCAGGACTTCGGGAGAGTTATATCGCCGTATCAGCCGAAGTGCGTCCATCTTCTCAATCTGCACAAGCTGGTTTCGGCTGCCCTGCAGGCGCACAGCAGCCATCCGGATTGCCTCCGGGACTCCCCGCCATTTGCAGGCGGTCCCGCCGATTTTCTTCTGCTTGTGGTTTCGCCATCCGCATTTCCCACCCATTTTGGCGCCGATTGCCTGATTGGTGCGGACCAGAAACCGTCTGGCCCGCTCCAGCGGCTCCTCGCACGGCTGAAAGGCAAGGTCATATTCCCGACGGCTGTATGGTGTCAATTCGATCTCCCGGGCCAGCTCTTCCGGTTGGCTCCGAAGCATTTGGAACAGATTCACTACTTCGTCATCCAGGTCATTGATCGTTTCCACAACACTGGGTTTTTTTGTGAAAAACACCGCGCCGCTGCCAAAGTATGGTTCAAGATAGACTGCCTTTTCATAATCCGCCGGGAAATGGCTCACGATCCAAGCTGCCGCGGTCCATTTGCTCCCTGGATACCTGAATACCGCTTTCATTTCTGGCTCTGCCTCTCCTCGTTGTTCCCACCACATTTCGAGCACCGGGAAATATCGGACCGACAATCCCAAGCGAGGACAAAGGCCCCGCACTGTGGGCACTGCCCAGGCGGCCCCTTCTTTCTGCGTTCCCCCTGTGCCCTTTTCATGGCCGCAGGAATACCGTCCAGAACCACGGGGCATCTGGTCAGCGTGCAGAATCCCTGCTCACCGGCATAGCCGCAAGCAATGTTGAGGGAACCGCAAAAACGGAGATGTTCCATTTATGTGATGCCTCCCATATCCGGCCGCGGCAGCGGCTGGTAATGTGTCCCGAACCGTGGCAGCTCTGGTGCTGCCCAAACACACCACAGTACGTCCATCAGCGGTGTGCCTCTGCCTCTGGTTTTGAATAGAAAGTCCGGCCGCCATGTCAGGGGAAGCACCCACGCCGGCGGATCTTCCTGAAACAATTCCAGCCGCTTTCTTGCGTGCCAAAACTGGCTTTTCAGCAGCAGGGCGAACGGCTTCCCAATGTACTGGCACCTTCGGATAAACACTTCTGATAGGGAGAACGGCGGGTTGGTGATGATCCAGTCGCAGGAAACAGGGGATACCGTCAGAAAGTCCTGGCCCATGGAAATGTCTGTTCCGGTCACCTGATACCCCCAGACTTCCATCTCATGCACCATATCTCCGTTCCCGCAGGCCGGCTCCCAAATCCTGGTATTGCCTGGCAGTCGAAGAAAATCCAGCAGTGCGTATGTAACCTCTGGCGGCGTCGGATATAGGTCTCCTTTTGCGCGTCCATAAGCGCTGTTCCCACCGGAAATCCGGCTGGCCTCTGTTCCATTCATGGCCTACACCTCCGAAAATCGAAGTGGGCACCAGCGCGGCGCCGTCTTGGTCTGCGGGACACTTTCACCGGGCGCGGTGAAACCGATGAAACCAGGCATCCGGGGACTGCGCGGGCACATTTTTCTAAAAGTTTCCTCAGCGGCCGGATGATTGCACGTACAGTCTCCCCGCGGTCCCTTTCTTCCCCAGCTATTTGCTGTCAACTTTGCCCATCCCGTCAGTTTCATGTATTGGCATTCGGCGCAGACAGGTGGTTTTTTCTTCATGGCTCACACCTCCCGCACATCAATACCCAGCCGCTCGCGCATCAGCTTCCGCTTGATGGCGTATACCCTGGTTTTGGTGGCTTCGCTCTTCACGTCCTCCACCACTAGCAGCCAGTGGACCTCTCCGCAGCAGTCCGGCTCCGTGGCCCGTTCGTAGGAAAAGTCTGCCCTGTACCGGATGGCCCGGACCCGCACGCCCTCCAGGGTGGTGTATGCCTCCTGCAGGGTGTACTCCGGCTGGAGCTTCAAGTCCCGAATCTTCTCGGCCGCCAGCAGCAGCGCCAGCTCGTCATACCGCCGCGCCTCCTTCTGGCTGTCAAATTCCAGAATATTTCCCGCCGCCGTGATCCGGGCGGCCTTCCGGTTGTGGTACTTGGATGCCGCCCGCCGCGGCATCTCTTCTTCATCGTCCGACAGGGCAGGGGAGGGGGCCCGGCTCCTGCCGTTGTTCCTCCGCTGCCGCGCCATGATCTGGTTCGCCGCCTGAGCCTGCGCCCACGGCGGAAGGTCTTCGATTCTCATACACGCACCTTATTCCGTTTTCAATTTAGTAGTCTTCAAACATGGAAATTTGTTTTTGCTCCAGCTCTGCCCTTTTTCCCGCCTCTTTTTCTACCTCTGCCTCCAGTTCTGCCTTTCGTTTGGCTTGCAGGTCCGCCCACCTTTTTGCCGTCGGCGTCCCGTCGATGTGCTCCAGTGCCTCCCAAGTCTCCGGGTCAAAATTAGCCGGAGCATGGCCCTCTACGGCATTTTTTAGGATTAGGTCCTTCCACAGTTCATTCACTCGATAGCGATCACAGGTGAAAAGCGCGTGGACAGAGTAGTAATCCCCGATTCCACTCCACCCCAGGAATACCCGCCGCTTGTTCACCGGCCCGCTGGGTGCTGTACAAAATCCGGGATGAAAACTGTTTGTGAAAGTGCAGTATTCGCAAATTCCAAACATCGGGTTAGGCTTGAAGTCCAGACACTCGCCTTGGACCTTATCACATTGTGCAATCCCGATGATCCTGCACGGCGATTGCTTTGCCCAAAAGTGAATAAACAGTTTATCATCCGGGATTTCTTTATTTTCCGCTCCCGTCTGCCCATGACCGCAGTAGCGGCAACGGGTCGTAAACACATCATCCGGTATTTTCACACCACCACTTCCTTCCGCGCCACAATCTGCTCCGAGCGCGGCCATGGCGGCAGCTTCTCCCGCTTCCGCCAGGCGAAAACGCTGTTGACATCACATCCCATGGCGGCCGCGATCTTTGAATCGCTCCACTTCTGGTCGTAAAGCATTTTAGCCTTCTCCCAGTCGTACCGGGTCCGCCGACGGCTTGGGTTGATGGCGATGGCGGGCCCTTTCGGCTTCGCACGCTTTGCGGCCTCCGGCGGCTGCTCCGGCTCAAAATGCCTGCACCGCTCCGGCGGGACGGCCCGCCTCGTATGGCCCGTGATCCCCGCATAGTCACAGGTGTAGTCCGAAAACTTTGCTGCCCGGTATCTGCACTCCGGGCACCTGATTTTTCCCATTGCCTATACTCCGATCAAATCTCTCAATCTGGACAACGGGCAGTCCTCGCAAATATCCAACAGTTCATCCCTGGTCTTTCCGTTGGCGGCGCTGGTGTATCTGCAGTAGTTGCCGCATAGCTCCTCAAGCAGTTCTTCCGTCTGGTGCTCAATAGGACCCAGCTTGTCCACCAATTCCTGCTTCTTGGACATGGAAAACCACCCGGATCGCTTACCCTTCCTGGTCAAAAAGGCTTTCGCCGTCTGCTGCTCCAGCCACCACTTAATCCGATCCAGGTTTTTGTGTTGGCAGCCATCGCAGTTTTCCAGGGCGCAGCCCGCGCAGAAGGCCCGCTCGAATGCTATATCCCACGGTGCGTCCGCCGTTGGGATAGAGGCCAGCACAGCAGCCAGGGCGTCCGGAGATTCTGTAATCCTCTCAAATCTGCTTTCCATCTCATACCTCCCGATCCACGAGGCCGTCCGCGTTTCCCGGCATTTTCAGCAGGAGGGCGAAGTGGATGCTCTCGCCATTCCTCTGCATCCACTCCATTACGCTGCCGATATCAGGCAGACAGATCATGCCCACAGGCCCGTCCTCGCTGCGCTGATATGACACGTCGAAGTAGTATTCCTGATTCTCCATTTCCACATCATTCCTCCGGCGTCAGAAGGGGCTCGTCCTGGTCCGCGTTGAACAGGTTCAGGTTCACCACGGGATCGTCGGCCTCCACCTGATTCTCCCAGTCCATCCCTGCTATGTAGAGGATCTTTTCCTCGTTCTCCCGGGAGAACCGCCCCGGCGCCAGAAATACCATCTCGTCTCCCCATAAGAACATAGCCATGTTGCCATGCGGCGTAATCCGGCACTCCGGCGATACTTCCTTGAAGTCGATCAGCTTCAGCAGCTCCGTGTCGAAGGCATAGACCGCGCCAGTTGTCGTCTGGTACAACTGCCAGCGGTCCCGGAAAATCACGGGGATCTTCACCATGACGGATGATCCGTCCCGCAGCTCTTCAAGCTGGCTCTCCCGTATGTCGGCCACATCTTCCAGCATGGTCTGATTCGGCTGGCTCTTCTGGACGCTCACCGGCTCCATCGGCATATACCCCACGTCCTTGACGATCTGGACAGCCGCCTCTTTCGGCAGGTCCTCCGTCAGGCAGCGCACCGCCCAGGTGGCACCGTTCAGGATGATCTCGTTCCGCCGCCAGGACCTGGCGACGGTCTCCACCTGCCGCCGGACTGGGATCACGGAATATCCGCCGCCCTTGTAGGCGGCCGAAAGCACCTTGCAAAGTCCCTTTTCATGAATCATGTCGTCCTCCTGCTTTTCCGCTTCTGCTCCGGCGCCGGCCCCAGGTCGGAGACCTCGCAGTCTCTGGCGACCTCTGTCCACCGGTCTCCCCATTCACGCGCCGCCGCCGCGATGGCCCGCAGCCGGTCCACCGCCTGTACCTGTACGGCGGGGCGCTCCGGGTGCTGCACCTCAAACAGACGAGCTTCCTTATCACTCATACCTCTGCCTCCGGCACGATCAGCACCACCGGCTGGAGTTCCTGCTCCGCCTCTTTTGTCGCAACAATCACCGGCTCTGTGGCCGCCAGTGCGGCGAACAGGGCTGCCGCCGCGAGGACGGCAAGCACGGCGGCGAAAATACTTTTCCGGGTCTCTCTCTTCCGCCGCTCCAGGCGCTCCATGCGGGTCTCCTGTCGCTCGATCCGGATCGTGAAAAACTGCTGCTCCATATCACTGGTCCTCCGATTCTCTGTTTTTTTCCTGGATTGTCGGCATGGTCAGCACAACAGCAAGGACTGACAAGACCTCCACAACCGACAGGTTCAGTGTTTCTGCGTAATCCCGTATCAGGACGGCCATCCCGTTCAACAGTGCCGACGCGCTGGATGCCTTAAAATGCCGCTGATACCGGTTTTCCCCGGCCCGTTTTTCCAGTTTGATGATGCAATCAGATTGCAGCCCGATTTGATATGCCCGGCTGTTCGCTTCCTCCACGGAGATGGGCTTTCGCTCCGTCTTCCCGGTTTCATCAGGTCTCTGCTTCTGCTCCATGGTGCTCCTCCTTGTCCCGCCGCCAGCGGCCGCGGTTTCTAAGCCGCCGCTGATACTCTGCCTGTCCCCGTGCCGGGTCATAGGCCGGCCGGCTTAACTCGTTCAGCGTCCCGGTGTATCCGCGCTTCAATTCCTTGTACACAGTATCCGGGCAGACGCCCAGTTTTACGGCGATCACGGCAGCCCGCTCTCCGGCCGCCCACATTTCCGCAAGGACCTTTCGGTCCTCCATGGTCAGGGTTTTCCTCTGTACCGTAGCCTCCATTTCGTTCACCTCGTTCCGCCTCCGACATAAAAAATATGCAGAAGAAAGTCGTCTGACTTCTTCTGCACTTAATCTACTATCTTGCCGAACGGTGTCGGAACGCAGAAAAACCTTTACGTTTCACCCCTTGCCTGCTATAATAATTTAGTTATGATGGCTTTTTATTACCTTTGAAAGGGAGGGAACGTGCCATGAGATTCAAAAAATGGAACATCGGGACCCCGGCTGAGCGGGACGTTGCCCTCCTGCGGAGTGCCGGATACCCCTATCTCCTCTCCACGGTCCTGGCGGCCCGGGGTGTCACCACTGCCGAGGCGGCGGCCGAGGCGCTGGAGCGGGACAGGAGCCTCAGCATGTCCCCCATGCTGATGCGGGATATGGACAAAGCCGTCGCCCGCATCCAGCGGGCGATCAGCCAGGGGGAGACCATCGCCGTGTTCGGCGACTACGACGTGGACGGCATTACTTCCACGGTTCTGCTGATGGACTATCTCAAAAGCTGCGGCGTCCGCTGCCTGCGGCATATCCCCCGCCGGATCGAGGAGGGCTATGGCCTGTCCAAGGAGGCCATCCAAGGCCTGCGGGACCAGGGCGCCACGCTGATGATCACCGTGGACTGCGGCATCACCGGCAACGAGGAGGTGGACTTCGCTGCCTCCATCGGGCTGGATGTGGTCATCACCGACCATCATGAGTGCAAGGAGGAGCTGCCGCGGGCGCTGGCAGTGGTGGACCCCCACCGCAGCGACTGCCCCTATCCCTTCAAGCATCTGGCGGGAGTGGGTGTGGCGCTGAAGCTGGTGCTGGCCCTGGGAGGCGAGAGCCGGGAGGATGCCCTGTTCGCCCGGTACTGCACCCTGGCGGCCATTGGCACCATCGCCGACGTGATGCGGATGGAGGGGGAGAACCGCACCATCGCCTTCTGCGGGCTGGAGGCCCTGCCCCACACGGACTTCGTGGGCGTCCACGCCCTGCTGAAGGAGGCGGGGCTTCTGGGCAAGCCCATCACCTCTGTCCAGATCGGCTTTGTGCTGGCCCCCCGGATCAACGCCGCCGGCCGCATGGGCGCGGCGGATCTGGCCGCCGCCCCGCCGGAGCACTCAGGCCCCGCCCCGCGCGGCGCGGTGGCA